ATATACAATTCCTGCTGGTAAAAAAGGATATCTAATTAAATTTCAAGGCAATTTAGAAAAAGCAAAAGAATGTGAGTTTGAATTTTTGGCAAGACCAGAAAATGGTGCTTTTAATATTAAAGGTAAGTTTGGTTCATCTGGTGATCCTGTAACATACGAATATCCTGTACCATTAGAATTTGATGAAAAGACAGATTTAGAAGTAAGAATTAAAGCAGGTGCAACAACAGGTGCTGGTGCAATATTTGATTTAATCATATTAGATAATCCAAGGACAATGCAGGTATAAACAATGGAAAGATTTATTATACGAGAAGGTTTATATGACCCAGGTATCTTCAAGGCATTCTTTCTTGCAGGTGGTCCAGGTTCTGGTAAGTCATTTGTTAATGCGAGAATAACTCCAGGTCTAGGTTTAAAAAATGTTAATTCAGATACTTCATTTGAAATTGCATTGAAGAAAGCAAACTTATCTTTAGACATGCCGCCAGAAGAAGAATACTTTAGAGACTTACTTCGTGCTAGATCAAAAAGATTAACATCTAAAAGATTAGACTTATATATTAAAGGTAGATTAGGTTTAGTGATTGACAGTACCGCAAGAGATACAACAAAAATAGAAACAGGTCTTGCAGGATTAAAAAGATTAGGTTATGATTGTTATATGATATTTGTTAACACAAACTTAGATGTGGCCTTGGCAAGAAATGCTAAGAGAACAAGATCAGTGCCAATAGACCTTGTAAAAAGAAGTCATTCACAGATACAACAAAATATGGGTAAGTTACAGAGATTATTTGGCATGAAAAATTTTTTTGTAATTGATAATAATGAATTGAATCAAAATATTTTAGATGATGCTTATAAAATGGTAAGAAAGATTGTGAAAAAACCTATTGATAATTACACAGCAAAAATGTGGTTAAAGAAAGAAAAAGAAGCAAGAAAGATAAAAGAAGATATTAAAATACCAATTAAAGTAGGTGACACAGTATTAGGTGGTAAGTTTAAAAATAAAAGAATTACAATTAAAAAGATTGGTAAAAATGAAAAAGGCGATATTACTTTCAATGATAAACCACTACTAAAAGTAAGGATACCAAATGAAAACACTTAAAGAACTATTAAGAAAGAATACAGGTAAAAGTAAACCCGTGGTATTCGCATTTGGTAGATTAAATCCACCTACCATTGGACACCAAAAACTAATAGAAAGAATTATTACAGTAGCAAAACGGGTTAAAGGCCTACCTGTGCTATATGTAAGTGCCAGTCAGGATAAAAAAAAGAATCCATTAACAGTAAAACAAAAAGTGGATTATTTAAAAAAGTTATATCCAAGAGGCATACAGATATTACCAGCAATTGGAAGTGAACGAACATTTATGGAAATATTGAAAAATAGATTTGATAAAAGATATACAGATGTTTATATGATCGCAGGAAGTGATCGAGTTGCTGAATTTAAAAGGCTAATAAAACAATATAACGGTAAAGATTATAATTTCGATACAACAGAGGTTGTAAGTGCTGGTGAAAGAGATCCAGACGCTACTGGCGCTACAGGAATGAGTGCGAGTAAGATGAGAGAGTTTGCTGCAAGAAATGACTTTACCAGTTTCAAACAAGGACTTATTACAGGCACTAAGGAGAAAGATGCTATGAAATTATTTAAAGACTTAAAAAAGGGTATGGGAGTGAATGAAGCGATGGCACCTGAAGATGATGAATTACGATTGATTAGAGAAAATTATCACAACAATGAAATATTTAATATGCATGATATGGTAGAAAATACAAACAATGGAAATGTTGGTAAAATTATTAAACGAGGACCAAACTATGTGCAATACGAAATGGAAGATGGTGGTGTAGAAAAAGCATGGTTGAATGAAATTATTCCAGCAAATAATATTGACAGCGAAATACAAGTTGAGGATGTAGATAAAAAGAAATTAGTGTTACAAAAGAATAGTAGTCAATTAAAATCTTTTTCTTCTTTTGAAGAGGAAATCAATTCTGCTAAAGATAGTCAACAAAAAAATACAGATGACGAAGAAAAAGAAACTAAAAAGGCAGAGAAGAAAGCAAGAAAACTACCAATTGAAACACCAGGACAACCTAAGATTGCTAATGTAGATACATGGACACAAGGACCTGACAATGCTAATCAAATACACACACAAAGAAAATTTAATATCACAACACCTGGCCAAGTAAGAGACTATGCGAAGTTTGTTGATAACAGAAAATTTCAAAAGTTTGAAGAAGTTGATTTAGAAGAATCTTTAAGAGGCACACTTTCAGATAAACAATTAGCAAACCTTAAAAAAGTTTGGGCTAAGAAAACTAAGAGAGATGTAACACCTGCGATTAAGAAACTATTAAAGAATCTTGATGCTCCTACAAGAGCAGCAATTGCTAATGCTAAGATTAATGTGATATCAAAAATGGTACCAGAAGGAATTGAAGAAAAAGGTTTATGGCATAATATTAATATGAAAAGAAAGCGTGGCGAGACAATGAGAAAGAAAGGTGAGAAAGGCGCACCTACTCCAGATCAATTAAAAAGAGCACAAGGCGAAGCAACACAAGATCCAGATATCAAAGATAAAGAAGGTACACAACCTGCTAAGTATTTTTCTGGTATCAAATCTAAATCTACAAAGTCAGCGAGAGATGCTCATTTCAAAAAAGGCACAAAGATGGATGATGACAATCCTGCAGCATACAAACCAGCACCTGGTGATGCAAGTGGAAAAACAAAACCATCTAAACATACAATCGCTTTCAAAAAGAAATTTGGTGAAGATGTAGAACAAGAAATCAAAGACATCAAAGCATGGTCAGAGTTAGACGAAACAATTGAACAATACAAAGATCAATATGGCACAGAGTATCGAGTTAAACTAGATCAAACTGTAACTGAGATGTTTGACGAGTTGTTATCTGAAAACGAAGGCGTAAAAAAGAAAGCAGCTAAGTCTGGTATGCCATATGGTGTATTGATGAAAGTCTATAACAGAGGTATGGCTGCATGGAGAACAGGTCATAGACCAGGCACTACTCCACAACAATGGGGTATGGCAAGAGTTAACAGCTTCGTGACTAAATCAAGTGGTACATGGGGCAAAGCGGATTCTGATCTAGCCTCAAAGGTAAGGGGTTAATAATGAATAAGATAAAAACATTAAAACAAGTTGAAGAAATAGATTTAGTATGTGAAGGTATGATATATGAACATGAACAAGAAGGAATCACAGAAGCAGAATACCAAGGCAAAAAAGTAACTTTAAATGACCCTAAAAGAGGCGGTACGAAAAAGTTTTATGTCTATGTAAAGAACGCAAAAGGTAATGTTGTAAAGGTTTCTTTTGGTGATCCTAACATGAGTATTAATCGTGATGACGCAGGTGCGAGAAAAAGTTTTCGTGCTAGACATAATTGTGACCAGAAAAAAGATAAAACAACCGCAGGGTATTGGTCATGTTATCAATGGCGTGCTAATGCACCAGTAGATAATTAATTGTATAAATAGTACACGGAGAGAAAAATGCAAAAGTACAATAAAACAATGGCAGAAATCCTCAGAGAAATGAATGAGGCAACAGTATCAGTTTTTGATATATCATATGATGATGTGCCTAAAAGTAAATTAACACAGGCGGCTAAAAAATTTGGTATTAGAATGAAAAAACTACCTAAGAACAAAGTTTCTTTTGGTGGTGATGATGCGATTGAATTTTCTGGTTCTGATTCTAACTTATTAAAGTTTGCAAAACAACAATTTGGAACAACAGCAAGAAATATTAAAGATTTAAAAAAAGAACTAGAAGAACAAGAAGATCCTGTTCAAAAGGCACAAGATAAACTTGATAAAGCTGATCTAAAAAAACAAATAGACACAGTAAGACAAGAAGGACAAGCATATGATAATGATAGATTTTTAGTGAGAGGTAATACTGCAAAAGTAGATAACAAAAACACTAAAGATACTAAAGATCATGTGTATGCTCCTAATGCTAAAACTGCTGTTGCAATGAAGAAAAAGGGTGTAAAACAATTTCTTGACACTAATAAAATGAGAAAAATGTTTCCTACTTATAGTGAGGCAGTTGATAGTGATGATACAGGTGGTGCTGCTGAAGTAGATATGATAATGAACCAAGTAAATCAGATGAGACATTTCTTAGACGGCATTGAAAGAATGGTAAGTGATGACGGTGATGTTGAAGAATGGGTGCAAGGTAAAATTACGAAAGCGACTGATTATCTAAAAACAGCATACTCATATAAGACAGGTGAGAAAAATGAAGCATTAGATAAAAATGATATGTTAATAACTGAATTTACATCCGCACAAATCAAAAGATTGAAAAAAGAATATGAACCATTAAGAGGTGTTCATCATACAGAATTACAACCTGCAAGATTTACACAGTTAAGTAAAATGATGCAGAGAATGGGTAAGCCACAATTACAGGCACTTGTGAAAGCAGATATACCAGTTCTATCATCAGCTGCGAAAGCAAGTTTGGTTGTGAATCATGGAATGAAGTTTTCTTCTATCAAAGAAGAATTAATACCTTATCTAGAAATATTTCCTCTAGATGAGAACAGAAAAAGTAAATTTAAAGAAGTTGATCCTAAGGTGATTGACAGAATAGAAAAGATGATGAGAGGTAGTAGAGAAGAAAAAGATTCTATTGCTAACATGTTGAATTATATGATGCCACCAGAAGTTGTGGACATAGTGAGATACAAATTAAAGATCGTGCCCAAAAGAGGCAAGATAAAATTTTAGGGAGACAAAAATGACTAAGAAAACATTAGGCTGGAATCCTACTTACTTTGGAGAACCAAAGAAAGGATCACTAGCGTCTGTGGTAGCAGATATCACAAACAAACAAAATGCTATGGTAGGTGATAAACCTGAAGTTCAAGATAGTGTTGTTGTTCAAGCAGAAAAAGCAAAACAAGAAGCTGCAAATCCAGCACAACAAGCTGCGATTGCTGTTAACATGAAGAAACAAGGTAAGAAACCAAAGAACGAAGATGATGCTGCAGATATGCGAGATAAAAACAAAAAAGATGCTAAAGGCAAAACACCCATCGAAGTTCATGGTGAAGATTTAAACAAAGAGATTGAAAATGCTAAAATGGCAAAAGTAAAATCTTTAGTTGATACAATCAAAGATATGTTCTACACATCTGAAGCAAAACAAGACGAAGAAGGTAATGCATTTGGAAAGGCACTACAAGCTGCTAGAGAAAAAGGTGAGAAGACTTTCGTTGTTTCAGGTAAGAAATACAATGTAGAAGATAATACAAATGATAAATCAGATGATGGTGATGGACTAGACAAAGTTCAACCTAAGGCAGTAAAGAAGAAGTTTAAAGATAGAAAAGACAAAGACATTGATAATGATGGCGATGTTGATGACAGCGATAGATTTCTACACAAAAGAAGAAAAGCAATTAGTAAGGCGATAGATTAATAATGCAATACTCCGCTTTTGCGGAGACTATTCGAGGAATAACATTAGTCCAAGAAGCAGATAGTCTCCCTACTATTTACTGTGATATGGACGGTGTTCTTTGTGACTTCTCACAAGGCATAGCAAATATGTTTAAGTTGAAGTCAAAAGATCCTAGTATGCCAGGTCCCATGCAGGCCGCAGGTTATAAAGACGCTCAAGATTGGTTGTCCGCACCTATGACTGATACTAAATGGACACCTGTCGAAAACTATCCTATGTTTTGGCCGACATTACCATGGACAAAAGATGGTAAGAAACTCTGGTCATATATAGAGAAATACAATCCACACATTCTTTCAGCCTATGCACCTTATGATAAGAATAGTCGTAAGGGTAAATTGTTATGGTTGCAAAGAAATCTAAGACTGACTGATCAAAGTAGAATACATCTAGTGCGTAGAGCAGAGAAAAAAATCTATGCGAATGGTAATGTTCTAGTTGATGATTATGGAAGAAACATTAAAGAATGGAAGAAAAACAAAGGTATTCCAGTCAAATATAAGACAGCAAGTCAAGCTATTGCTGATCTAAGAAAGATTGGTTATAAATAGTTGAGTTATAACAAAATAACTTATTAATAAGGAGAAAACTATGGGACTATGGGGAGCAAGTGATTCTGACGAAAGCAAACCTAAGAATCTAACCACAGCAGAGAAAAAAGAAGTCTTTGCAAATACTAAAGGTTGGGTAAGGGAAGCTGGTTCAGCACTTTCAGGAAACGACAATACCTCAGCAGACGAAGAAGTTTTAGTCGCTATTGGCGGTCTATCAGCTTCTCTTGGTGCTGCAGATATTACAGAAATCGAGTTTATTACTACATCTTTTGATAAATCAGATGGTGGTAACATTGATGTAAGAGTAAGATTTAACGAACCAGTTGTTGTAAATACATCAGGTGGTACACCAAACTTAACGATTACAAATGATACACCAGCTAGAAACTTAACAGCAGATTACATTTCTGGTACTGGTACAAACGAATTAGTATTCAGAGAAACAATCGCAGCTGCAAACGCAGCCACAAATGCTGGTGATGTGTTATCAATTGGTGCTAACGCAATATCACTAAACTCTGGTACAATCAAAGATGTGGCTACATCTACTACCAACGCAACAATTACTAATGCTGCTGGCATTGGTACAGCGGCAGGTACTATTACAGTAGCGGCATAATAAATAAATTAATCGAGGGCGAGTTATTCGCCCTCATAACAATGATGGAAGAAAAGCGTATGCATACTTCCAGTAGCATTCCCGAGAGGGTTTATAGGAGTAAAAAATGGCAGATAAGAAAATTACAGCACTTACTGATCTAGGATCAGGTAATATCGCAAGTGCTGACTTACTACATGTTATTGATGATCCGTCAGGAACACCAATTAACAAAAAGATATCAGTAGCCAGTTTCATGGCGAACATACCTACAGCAGTCACAATCAACCCAGGTGCAAGTTCAAACATTACTTTCAATAGTGATGCGGCAGACTCAGACTTCATTGTATCAAATGATGATGAAGAAGCATTTAGAGTTGATGGTGCAAACAGAGAAGTTGTAATCAACGAAGCAAGTGGTCAAACAGACCTTAGAGCAGAAACTAATTCTTACTCTACAGCTTTATTGGTAGACGCTTCTGCTGATCAAGTACAAATCAACGCAACACCAGTATTTGGTTTAACACAGGCACTTTCAGGTGCAGGTGCAGTTGATGTTGTATCAGCAATCACAGAGATTACTACCACAGGTGCAGACGCATTAACACTAGCTGATGGTGTCGAAGGACAGATCAAGTTTCTAGTAATGGTAACTGATGGTGGTGACGGAACATTGACACCAACAAACTTTGGTTCAGGTTCTACACTAACTTTCAATGATGCAGGTGACGCTGCTATTTGTCTGTTCACAAACAGC